CTCTGACCGTTTATGCCGACCCGTTCGCAGAGAGCGCAGATGGAAGTGATTGGTCGTTCTGTTTTGTCGTGTCTGAAATGGAAAAGGACGCCTTTGCCGACAAGTATAAAGGCAAGGACGCGGTTGATTGGGACAGCCTTGGTTATGGCAATTTGCAGTCCCCTTGGCTTGACGGCGATCATGTCATGGTTGCGGAATACTGGAAGCGCGAAGAGGTCAAAAAGCAGGTTATCCCGCTAATCAAGCCGCCCGCGTCTGAGCCTGTTTTGATCGCCATGGATGAAATTGAGACTGACCCGGAAAAGTTCGCGGCTTATATGCCCGCTGGCGAGCCTAAGACGGTCAATAGCTACAAGGTGACGCAATACGTCATGACTGGCGCGGAAGTGCTGGAAACGATTGAGTGGCCCGGTTGCTACATTCCCATTGTGCCAGTTTATGGTGATGAGGTGATTGTTGAGGGCAAGCGGTTTTTCCGCAGCCTGATTGCCGATGCGAAAGACCCACAGCGCCAGTTCAATTATTGGCGCACGATGGCGACAGAGTTGGTGGCGCTTGCACCTAAAGCCCCGTTTATTGGCCGCAAGGGCGCATTTGATACAGACCGCGCTAAGTGGTCGTCGGCTAACACGGTAAGCCATTCATATATCGAGTTTGACGGGCCTGAGATGCCATCGCGTCAAGCGTTCGCTGGTGTGCCCGCTGGCGCTCTGCAAGAGGCATTGAACGCGGCTGATGACATGAAAGCCGTCATGGGCATTTATGACGCATCACTTGGCGCGCGGTCGAACGAAACCAGCGGACGGGCGATTGCACAGCGTCAAGAGCAAGGTGATACTGCCACCTTCCACTTTCTCGATAATCTTGCACGTTCGATCCGTCATTCGGGCCGCATCCTGATCGACCTCATCCCCAAGGTTTACAGCACAGAGCGCATGGTTCGGGTGCTTGGTCAGAATATGAAGCCGCAGACTGTGCAGATTGCGCCGGGTGCTGAAAAGCCGATGGAAGGCGGGATGGAAGGTCAAGACGATCAAGAGGCTATGTCCCGTGTGTTTGACATCACGGCGGGCAGGTATGACCTGACCGTATCAACAGGGCCGTCTTATTCGTCACAACGCGAAGAAACCCGCTCGGAATTGGTTGAGATTATCCGATCCAACCCAGAAAGCGCGCAAATTCTAGGCCCGCTCTATCTGCGCAATTGCGATTGGCCGGGTGCAGATGATGCGGCGGACAAGTTAGAGGGTGCTGGCGAACAGCAGCAAATTCCGCCCGAGGTGCAGCAACATATTGCTCAACTCGAACAGCAGCTACAGGCCGCAAATCAGCAGGACCAGCAGCTTAAACATGCTGAATTGCAATTGAAATCCATGGAAATTGAGGTCAAGCGCATGGAAGCGCAGGCCGATCTAATCCGAGCGCAGGCCGAGGCGGCTTTCGCAGGACAACCGCGACCAAGCTACGGAGCAGTCGCCTAACCTAAGAGGCTGAAATGGAAAACGAGACCAATCCGATCCCCGAGGGGGAGACGGAAGTCGAAGTCGTGTCCGATGAACAGGAGATTGATGATCTTCCCGAAGTTGATGAGGACGGCAATCCGATAGAGGAACCGGCCCCTGAGATTGAGGAATTTGAGGTCGAAAAAGACGGGCAGAAATTCAAACTGCCCAAGGCCCTTGAGCCGCTCCTGATGTTTCAGTCGGACTACACCCGCAAGACGCAGGAAATTGCAGAACAGCGCAAGGCACTCGACACAACCATCGCGGCTGTCGAACAAGCCAATGAGCAGGAACTGACAGCCCGCGCCACCATGGTCGCTTATGACCATGCGATTGCGGAATATGCCAACGTCGATTGGGATGCGTGGTCACGGCAAGACCCTATGGGCGCAAACCAAGCCTTCATGAAACTGTCCATGTTGAAAGACCAGCGGACAGCGGCAGAGGGCCAATACACCGCCGCACAACAGCAGCGCACCCTCGAAACGCAGCAAGTGATTGCCAAGCAAATCGAGCAGGGCGTGGCTGAATTGCAGCGCGATATTCCAGGCTGGGGACCGGAAAAGGCAGCAGCCCTCCGAGACTTCGGCGTCAAGCAATATGGCTTCACCAATCAAGACTTTGACGACATCGCTGATGCGCGGGTCATCAAGTTGCTGCACGATGCGGCAGAGGGCGTGAAGTCGAGAACTTCAACCAAGGCGGCAAATACGATCAAAGCGCAGCAGGCAATCAAGCCAGCGGCAAAGGTAACTGGCGGGACGGCCCCACGGCCTAAGCTAGACGACCGAATGTCTGCTGATGCTTGGGTCAAGCAGCGCAATGCCCAGTTAGCCGCCAAGTCTAGGTAACCACGACAATGGCGAATACCCTTCTCACCCCGACCGCAGTGACCCGCGAGGCGCTGCGCATTCTCCACCAAAAGCTGAACTTTGTGGGCAATATCGTCCGCGAATATGATGACAGCTATGCCAAGTCCGGCGCAAAGATTGGCGACAGTCTGAAAATCCGCCTGCCGAACCAGTATACGGTTCGCTCGGGTGCGACCCTTTCGGCGCAGGACACCACGGAAACCAGCACGACGCTGCAAGTCGCTACCCAGAAGGGTGTCGATCTGAACTTTTCGAGCGTTGATTTGACCCTTTCGCTGGACGACTTTTCGTCGCGCATTCTCGATCCGGCGATGTCGGTTCTGGCTGCCAACGTCGAATATGACGCTCTGTCGATGTATAAGGACGTGTCCAACTCCGTTTGGAATGGTGGTGCGGCTGCGACCTATAACAAGGCGCTTGACGCCCGTGTCATCCTCAACCGTGCCCTTGCGCCATACAGCGACCGCACGGCGTTGATGGACTCGCAGTCGATGGCTGATGTGGTGAAGGACACTAAGACCCTGTTCAATGACACCACGTCTCTGTCGAAGCAGTATAAGGAAGGCTATATGGGCCGCGCTGCTGGGTTTGACTGGATGGAAAACACTCTCCTACCCGCTCATACCCGAGGCGGTTCGAACGGCGCTTACCTCACCAACGGCGCAACTCAGACCGGCGCAACCCTTGTTGTCGATACCGGCGCGACTGCTCCTGCGGCTGGTGACGTTATCACGATTGCTGGCGTCTTTTCTGTCCACCCTGAAACCAAGGTTTCAACCGGGCAGTTGCAGCAGTTTGCGGTTGGTGCTGGCGCGACTACAACCTCGTTCCCGATCAGCCCTGCTATCGTCGCAACCGGCGCTACGCAGAACGTATCGAACGCGGCTGCTGATAACTCAGCAATCACCTTCGCTGGCACTGCATCGACCGCCGTCGGCACGTCGCTGTTGTTCCAAAAGGAAGCGTTCGCCTTTGCAACTGCCGATTTGGTCATGCCCAAGGGTGTGGACTTTGCGGCCCGCGAAGTGGTTGACGGCGTGTCGATGCGTATTGTCCGCATGTATGACATCAACAACGACAAGTTCCCTTGTCGTCTCGATGTCCTCTATGGCTACAAGACGCTGCGTCCGCAGTTGGCTTGCCGCTACCACAACAACTAATTGGAATGGGGGTGGGGAAACTCACCCCCTTCTTTTCGCAGGGGAGGTATGAATGTCTGTTGCTGTATCGCTACCCTCTGCACCTGCTATTTCAACCTACGCTGACCTAATTGCTGCTGTTGCCGAAAACCTTAACCGTGGCGATCTGACAGACAGTCAAATTCCCCTTGCCATTGCCAACGCAGAACGGTTTTTCAACCGCACCCTGCGTGTCCGCAATATGCTCACAACGGACTCCATCGCAGCGATTGCGCGCGATGTTGAGATGCCGATTGATTTTCTCAAAATGCACTATGCCGCACGTTCAGACGGCAAGGAATTGCTGGCTTCGACCCTCTCTGAGGTGACGCGCCGCAAGGATTTCCCCGATGGCGTTGAGGTATTTGCACAAATCGGCGGCGTCCCTCCGTCAATCCGACTATCCCCAGCCCCGACTAGCGAAGTGCTGGACATCATTTATTTTGCCAAAATCCCGAACCTGTCGGTTAATCAACAGGCAAATTGGCTTTTGGATGCTCACCACGACCTCTATTATTATGCTGCTATTGCAGAGTGTGAAGGTTTCCTACGTAGCGATGAATGGCTGGGTGCAGCAGTTGAACGCCGCGATCAGATTATCGCTGAAATACAGATGGCCGATAGCGTTGACCGTGACCCGGTGAACGATATTCTGCGCACTGAATTTACCGCCGTCATGCCGCGCTATTTCAATTGGATGAATGGTGCCTAACGCGCTGATCTCGTTCGGCGGGTATGAGCCGGACAAGGCACAGCATGGACACCAAGGGCTGACGCGGGCGGATAATGTCTATCCCGTCGCTAATGGCTATGGCCCTGTAGGCGATTTTCAGGCGGTTACAGACGCATTGTCCGGTTGGACAGGTGGTGGTGCGTTCACAGGTGAGGATGGCGCTACGGTGCTACTCTCTGGCGCTGATGACGGGCTTTACAGCTACAGCGGCGCAGTATGGACAAGCGAATATGCAGTCGTCGCGGGGCGCTGGCGCTTTTCGCAGCATCGGCAGATTGTTGTCGGTGTTCATGGTGGCGCGCCGGTTGCTTATGACTTGGCGACGGGCACGGCGGGCCTATTAGGTGGCACCCCGCCTGTCGCGGCTTACACGGCAACGGTTGGTGACTTCACCTTCCTTGCTGGCGATCCGGCAGACGTTCGACGGGTCACATGGTCGGCATTCGGCAACCCAGAGGATTACACAAGCAACACGTCCGGTTCACTGCCCTTGCCCGATGGTAGTCCCATTGTCGGGATGACGGGTGGAGAGGTCGGGCTAGTGTTTCAACGTCAGGCGATCCATCGCTTTCAATATACGGGCGGCGATACCGTTTGGCAGCGCGACAAAATCAGCAGCGAAGTAGGTTGCCTTGCGCCGGGGTCGATTGCACAGGTTGGCCGGTTGGTGTTTTTCCTGTCTGAGCGCGGATTTATGAAGTGCGACGGCACAGGGGTTGAGCCGATTGGCGTAACCCGTGTGGATGACACATTTTTTGCCACGCATGGCCGCAACTTGGATGCGCTCTATGCAGCGGTTGACCCGCGCCGGTTCATCGTGTCGTGGATTATTCCCGGTAACCCCGGCTTTGTGTGGAATTATCATTGGGTATTGGACCGTTGGACAGTCACCCGTTTGCCGATCATGGGCGCATTCACCGGCTTCACCGAAACGACCACGACAGACGCAGTGGCGGGGACAGTCGATAGCATTAGCCTGCCTGTGGATAGCGCGGTCTATGCAGGCGGTGAGCCACGCATCTTTTACGTCAACGCAGCGGGGGAATTGGGGACGCTCACAGGCGCGGCCTTGGCAGCATATCTTGAGACGCCAGCCAATGAGATTGCGCCGGGTCGATATGCACGGCCCTACATGATGCGCCCTATCACAGATGCAGTTGCGGGCATGATGTTAGATTTGGATGCGCGGCGTCGATTGGGTGACGCAGAGGGCATCACGTCCAAAAGCGAATTGCGCGCATCGGGCGATATGCCGGTGCGGTCAAATGGCCGTGTCTTTCGCTGTGGTTTGACTATCGCGGCGGGGACTGACTGGAATTTCGTTCAGGCGCTCACAGTGGATTATGGCGATGGCGGCACAAGATAGGCCGGGTGATATCCCGGCATTTGGTGGCGGCGTCGATTGGGTTAGGCGCGTGGCTTTGGCAGTCAATTGGTTGCTATCGCGTCGATCCTATCCGTTTGACCAACTGGCGACTGCCCCTGCCAATCCAGCAGAGGGCCGGACATATTACGACACGGTAACGCACAAGGCGCGGACTTGGGACGGCTCAAATTGGATGGACCATTGGTAATATTCTTTGAATAAAACCCGCAGTTTTGCTAAGTAGAGCGGGCCGAAACAGTGTGTGCGACACCGCTCCGGCCCTACCAAAGCGCATTGGAGATACGCTGTGGATACTATGCAATATACCAACGAAGCTGAAACTTGGAAGCCCGTTCACGGGTGGGAAGGTTTATACGAGGTTTCAAGCATCGGACGAGTTCGCTCTCTGGTCCGCTTGATACCCCGGAAAAATGGTTCATCGATGCGGCTTAAAGGTCGCATTTTACGGCAAACCCCGAACACCGGACGTGGCAACCATTTAAGCATTCAGATGAGAGACAAGGATCGGGTCATTCGACGCGAGGTGCATGTTCTAGTGTGCCACGCTTTTCATGGGCCGAAGCCAACGCCGAAACATTGCGCTGCGCACTATGACGGGAACCCGCAAAACAACATCTATTGCAACTTGCGGTGGGCCACACAGAAAGAAAACATGGCAGATGCCATCCGTCACGGGACACTAAGCACGCGGCAAAATGGGAAGCCAGATGCTTATCCAACGCATGTTTACGATAGAGTTGGTTCATTATTGAAGTCGGGCACCAAGGTGACTGACATCATGATTGAAACTGGAATTTCGATGTCAACTGCATATAGATTTAAGAGGCAATGGCAGGACCATTGGTAAGCGATTGGCTCGCCTACTTAGACCGCCGCGATGACATTGCCGGGATACTCGATCCGCGTTGCTACACGATTGACTGGCTGGACGGTGAAGTTGGAGCCGGGCGCATAGGCATCAGCAGCAACGCCGGTGCCGTCATTGGTTTTGAGGTCAAGACATACCCCGCAGGCGCTCGGGAACTGCACGGCATGTTCGCCGTGGGGGACGTTGGCGACTGTCTGGCGCTTTGGGATGCTGTTGAAGCGCAAGCGACGGGTGAGGGTTTTGAATTTGCGGCGATTGCCAGCCGTGAAGGCTGGGCAAGGGTTATGCGGTCACGGGGATATGTCGTGCATCAAACGGAAATCAGGAAGGAACTGGGCTGATGGGATTGTCGTCGTCCAAAACGAAAACTGCCTATAATGCCAAGGCATCGCCCTATATGTATGGCGCGGCGGACAACCTGAAATCGGTGGTCAGTGCCAATGCGCCACAGTTGCAGCAGACGGCGGACCAGATGTCCGGTTATGCCAATACGTTGGGCGCGCGGGTGTTCGGTGCCAATCCGTTGGTTGATCAGGCCAAGGCCCATGCAAGCAACATTCTGGGCGGCAACTATCTGAACGGTTCGCCACAGCTCGACGCGATGGCAGGACAGGTGCGCAACAATGCGTTTGATCAGGTCAACGCCGGGTTTGGGCGTTCTGGCATGGCTGGGGGGACCAATCATGGCGGCGCGCTTGGCCGTGGCATTGCACAGGCTGAAACCGGGCTGCGTTATACCGATTTGCTCAACCAGCAGCAGCGCATGGACGCGATGGCGAACAATGCGGGGCAAATGTCGGTTGCCGATCTGACTGGCCTCCCGATGTACGCGCAGTTGGCAGGGCAGGGTGCGGCCATGCCTTACCTTGGCGCGACAACCTTGGCGTCTGGCATGGGCGGGCTACTGGGCAATCAGGTGAACCAGACGCAAAAGGGCAATCTCGGCATGATGATCTTGAACGGCATGAACAGCGCCGCGCAAGCCTATGCGGGGGGTGGCTGATATGGGCATGTTCGGCAGTAGCCGCCCTCGCACGATGCAAGATATGGCGATGCAAGGGCAGAACCCTATCGCTGCACCGCAACTGCAAACAATCCCCATGCCGCAGATGATTGCACAGCAAAACGCACCGCAGATGAATGACGGTCGCCCGCATGGTGCGCGCCGCATTGCTGGGCTGTTGAGCAGCTTCGCATCTGGCGCGCTTGGTGTGCCAGACCGCTACGGGCAAGGCGTGATGCAGCAGCAGGAGCAACAGCGCCAGATGCAGCTACAACAGCAGCAGCAGACTGAGCAGCGGGCCTATGCGGAAAGCCAGTGGCGCGCGCATCAGGACTATGAGCGCCAGAACCCCGAACCGGATGCGTTCATGCGCTCGATGGTTGCGGCTGGCATTGACCCGAATAGCGATGAGGGCCGTCGCCTTACTCGCCAGCGCGTGACGAACATGGCCGATCCGATGGTGACTATGAACAACGGCGATAACACCTTTACACTGGTCCGCCCTTCGCAGTTGCAGCCACAGGGCCAACCGCAGGCCACACCAAGCCGCCCCGCAATCGGCGCAACCGTAGCTGACCCGCGTCGGGCAGGAGGTCAGGCGTCACTAGCGCCTGCCAACGTTCCGCCCCACGGCTAGCGGGCCGCGCGGCTTCCGTAATTTCAATCCCGGCAATATCACCGATGGATCATTCACCCGTTCACGCCCCGGTTATGCGGGCGGCGATGGTCGGTTCGCACGGTTTCAGTCAATGGAGCATGGCGTAGCGGCAATGGATGGCTTGCTTGGCAACTACATGCGCGGCGGGAGGCGTTCAGTGGCGCAAATCATTGGTCGCTGGGCACCATCTAACGAGAACAACACGTCTGGATATGTCGCATCGGTCGCACGGGCAATTGGTGTTGATCCAAATGCCGCGCTTTCGCCGCAACATATCCCGGCGCTCCGTAATGCAATGATCCAAATCGAGAATGGCAGACCACTGCCAAGGGGGCGCTAATGGGCCGTTTTACGCAAGATGGCGTGGTTTATGAGGAAGTCGGCAACGGGCAGGTCCGCGTTGTCGGCTATGAGGATGCACCCGCCGTGCCTTCACCGAATGGGGGGCCGGGTGTTCGTGTCGGGACGCCGCGTGAACAGCCCGTTCCGTCTGGTTTCCAGCGCAATCCTGACGGTAGCGTGACGTATATCCCCGGTGGCCCCGCTGACCCGTCTGTCATTGCTCGCAATAGCGCCGCTGGGCGTGCGCCAGAGCGCACCCCACAGCCAAGTATCCCGGCTGGTTATCGCTTCAACCAGTCTGGCAATCTTGAGCCTATCCCCGGTGGCCCCGCTGATCCGGCCAATGCCAACCGTGCAAACAGTGGCGATCAGCGCATTGCCAACTTGCGCGCTTTGGAGCGCCAAATTGCAGACGTTCGCGGGCAATATGAGCAGAATTTCCGGGGCGGCGCTCCGAACGCGCTTGTCGGGATGTTGCCTAACATTATCCGACCGGAGAATGGCCAATTTGATAGCGCCGGACAAGGCATGGCCGATACAGGCAATGCAGCGTTTCGCGTCCCCGGCTCTGGCACAACGTCAGATGCAGATGCGGCGCGCTTCGTCGCGGCCAATACGCCGCAGTCAGGCGATAGCGATCAGGTGATCGAACAAAAGCTGCGCAATCTTTCGACGCGGCTTGATGAAACCTATCGCGCTATGGGCCTTGGCCCCGGTGGCGTCCCGATTGGGCAGCAGCAAGCCCCACAGCGCAATGATGGCCCCGCTGCCGTGGCAATCCCCATGGGTGGCGCTGGTAGCCCCCCTAGCCCCACCACAGGCCCATTTGGTGGCAATGGCCCCAATATGCTGCCAACGGCTCGCGGCGCGCATGGTGATGCTGGCATCGGCGCTAATGGCGTTGTTGACGCAGCATCGGGCGGGATGCGTGTTGTTCCCGAACTGTATGGCCTTGGCAATGAAATTGCGGGCCTTGTGCAGAACGGTGCATCGCGTGAACAGGTACTTGCCCATTATCAGGAGCGCATGGCAGGCGCGGGCATGACGCCTAACGCTGGTCAAGTCGCCATGATCAACGAAATCATCGGCAAGCATCAGCAATTCCCCAGCGCCCCGGTCACATCGCTGGCTGACGGCTGGGCTAATTTCCATATGCAGCAACAGGCTGACAATGGCGGGTCAATGCTTGGCCGTATTGCTGATACTGCACCCGGCGCTGCACTCATCGGCGCTGCCAATGGTGTGAGCGCTGGCAACCTTGGTAACATCGCTGGCGACCAAGCGCAGTCCGTTGTCGATTATTCACAGGCTGAGCGCCCCGGTTCAACATTCGTCGGTGATGCGCTAGGCACCACGGGCATGATGATGGCAGGCGGTGGTGCAGCAAGTGCGCTTGGCCGCAGTGCTGGCATGATGGGCCGCGTCGGGCGTGGTCTGACTGCATTCAATGGCGTCGGTGCCGATGCTCTTTATGGTGGCATTCGCGGCGCAAGCGAAGCTGACCCCGGCAATCGTTTGGCGGGCGCTTTTATGGGCGCTGGCGTCGGCGCGTTGGGCAATGTGGCAGGGCAGGGTGTAGTAGGCGGCGCGGGTCGGGTGGTGCGTGGTGTCACTGATCCATCGGTTCGCTACCTTTCCGACCGTGGCATCAACATGTCCATGGGGCAGTTGCTCGGCAATCGCTCAATCCCCGGTCGTGTGTTCAACAAGCTGGAAAGCATCCCCGTTGTCGGTGATTTGATGGGCGCGCGTCGTGCATCAAGCGTTGGTGATTATGGCCGCGCTCAATTGGCTGAGAACCTTGCACCGATTGGCTATCAGCCGCCCGCTGGTCCTTACAGTCAGGACATGCTTACCCACGCGCAAAATGCCGTTGGCGATAGCTACAACTTCCTGAATGGGCGCAACTTTTCGACAGATACGCAGGGTGTCGCAGACATTGGATCGGCATTGAATGCGGGCCGGACTGTGCCGCGCGTTGGCGACGAATTTAGCGCGGTTGTTGATCGCAATATCGGGCCATTGTTCGACCAGTCCGGCAACTTCACCGGGCAAGGCTATCAGGATGCGATGCAACAGCTTCGTTCCGCTGGCGCTGCGTTCAGTCAAGATGGTGCCATGGGCAATATGGCGTCCGATGCGACCAGTCAGCTACAGGATGCGATTGACGGTATTGTGGCACGTCAGGCACCCGATGTTGCACCGCAGATGCAAGCGGCGAATGCGGCCTATCGCGGCCTTGTGCCTATCGAGAACGCTTCGATCAGCAGCACGAACAACGCTGGCATGTTCACCCCCGCACAATATGGCCGCGCGGCTGTCAATAACACCCGTCGCTTTGGTGGCCGTGGCGCGGCGGCTCGCGGTGATGTCCCCGGTGGTGAATTGCAGCGCCATGCACAAGACATCATCCCTTCGACCATCCCCGATAGCGGCACCGCAGGCCGGTTACTGGCTATGGCATTGCCAACGGCCCTAGGTGGCACGGCGGCGGGCGCTGGCACATTTACTGATCACCCTATTGCAGCGGCAAGCCTTGGTGCCCTCGCGTTGCTGTCAACCCGTGGTGGTTCCCGCGCTGTGCAACGGGCCATGATGGGCGGGGCGCGCCGTCAACGCCTAGGGCAATCGCTCCTGAACAATCAGGGCGTTGCCGGGCTTCTCGGCTCGTCCCTCTTGCTCCCGGCGTATTCTGCGAGCGGCCAATGATTTGCGGATAAGGCCAGCGCACAAAGCGCCGGTCCCGGTGGCTAAATAGCCCCATAGTTGATGATCCATCCCCACAATCTGACAC